TCTTCTAGATCTTCTCGTTCTTGTTGCCTCTTTCTTTCGCCTCTCGTGGTAAGCAAATCTGAATACCTGTCTTTTATTACAATATCTTCTGGATCTTCATCAGGTCTCACTGACTGAGAAAAGCCCTCCTCCATAGCTAAAAGCCTTTCTTCTCTAGACATTGGGGTTACAGGAGCAGTAGGCATCTTTATTGTCTTGCCCTGCATAGGAGTGTATGTGTCTGCTATTTCGGCACCGATAATCGCTTTTTCAGCATCTTCTATGACCGATGTTTTTGGAGAACCCTCAATAGTAGTCAATCCAGCTAAATCAACATTAGTGGTGGTAGGATCGATGCCTCCTCTACGACTACCCTCTACCCGGTTTACTAATTCAGGCATTCTGCTTACAGCACCCTGTCTTCCTGTAGCAATACCTGATTCTATTTTAGAATCTGGGAAATACTCGTTCATAAGCTCAGTAGGAGTTCTTGGCCCTTGCTTTTGGGGGTTTTTTTGAGGATCTATTTCTTCTGTTGTAATAACTGTTTCTCTTGGAAACTGTAAATCGAGATCTGGAATATCAACTTGAGCTACTGGTGGCGTAACCTGACGCTGGTTTGCTTCCGCTATCTGCTGCTGTATCTGATCTGGGGTTAGCTCTGTTCTGGATTCGAGCATAGCCATAGGAGAAAGTATTCTTGATCTCAGGTCTGGGTCTGACAGATCAATCTCTGCGTCCGGGTCTATACCTAACTGACTAGATATATAATTAATGTAACCCCTTGTGTCATTCTCAGACGGTGGAGCAAATCTATTGATCAGTCCACGGATAGTATTGATACCGTAATCTCTGCCGTAGGTGGTCAGAACTTTGTCTGCCGCCCTGACTCCAAACGGAGATGACTCAAAACTAACAAAACCTGATTCTTCTCCTGTCTCCCCAAGGAAGTCTTGATTTGCCTGTCTGATATTAAACGGGTTATTGATTCTTTGTCCGATTATAGAGCTTATTTCTGGGGTTTCGTCTATCGGGAATGTTGCTTGTCTACCCTCAGCCATCCGAACAACCCCACCCGCAGCCATACCTTGCATGCGAGGAGAAGTATTCTGCATGGGCATAGCTTGCTGAGGCTGTTGATTTTGCATAACAGAGGCAATGCCTTGGGGTTGCTGGCTAACTATTTGTTGGGCAACTGTGGGCATGGGCTGATTCTGCTGGGCCTCAAACCTCTTACGCATATCAGACCTTCTTTGTATTTCACTAACGACAAGGTACTGAGGGACTTGAGGATTAGGTCTTTGAGCCATCATCTGCAAAGCCTGATCTGGCAAACCTTTTATATCGTCCTCTATCTGAATCAAGTTCTGCATATTAAGTACCTAATGCTTTGTATAATCCAACGCCACCTATGCCAGCACCAAGTAGCTGCTGCCCTGTGGTTGGAGCGACCCCAAATGCAGCCATAGAACTTCCTGGGGCTATAGGTAGACCCTGCAACATACTGCTAAAGAAGCCTAGCTGCTCTCTTGGGAACGCTTGTTGTCTTAGGAAGTCCTGATATCCGATATCAAGACCTCTTTGCCCTAGTTGTCTTTGTATCTCTCCAGCCGCTTGCAGATTTTGCAACCTGTCAAAAGCCATAGCTTGTTCCTGACCGCCAAGTGAGCCTAGCAATCTAGCCGCATCCAACGCCTGTCCTCTGGTTGCCTGATCTGCCTGTAGTCCAGCAAGACCCAGCCTGGCTCTTTCTTGGGCAGCGCCGACATTAAACTCTCTAGCAGCCATTCTTGCCTGATTTTCAGCCTGTTTTGTCCTCTCGCTTATCTCCTGAGCAGACAATCCTAACTGAGCCGCCTCTCTAGCTGCCGCCTCACCTGCTTGGAACGCCGCTCTGTCCTCTTGCTGTTGTGCAAGTTGCAGTTGCTGATTTTGTGCAAATTGAGCTTGTGTAAACCTCTCTTGAGCTTGTCTTGCTGCTTCTTCTTGTTGTTGAGCCGACAAACCAAGTTTTGCTGCCTGTTGTCTTGCTTGCTCTTGTGCTGTGCCAGCTTGTAATCCTAGTTGGGCTTGCTTTAATCTTGCCGCCCTGTCTGCCTCAAAAGCTTTTTGGGCTTGAGCAAATGCAGCCTGATCGCCTCTAGCTTGTATATCTTGCAGTTGCTGACCTAGATTTCTCTCTCTTTCTGCTTGAAGAATGCCCTCTCTGTAGCCACCGAATCCTCCAGCCGCAGCAGCTTGCTGACCTATCTCTGCTGCTTGCGTGTCAGAAGCTCTTTTTGCCTCTCTCTTTTGTATATCTGTAACCAACTGCTGATATGGGTTCATATAGCTTTGGATTGTTGCAGCATCAGCAATAGTTCCTGCTTGAAATCCAGGTCCAAGATTTATCTGATCTGCTGTGTAACCCGGATCAAATTGACCGGCCTGATAACCAGCAGCCCTTTGACCAGCGGTGAATCCTTGAGCCAAGTCACCCGCAGTATAATCTGACGCTATATCTCCAGCAGTGTATCCAGAAAACTGCGCCTGAGGGGTAAATCCCTGAGCTATGTTCATCCCTAAATTAGATGGCTGGAAACCTATCTGTGTGGCTATATCGCTAGCAGACCTGATTTGCTGTGGAGCGCCAGCAGCAGCCATCTCCGCAATGCCTTGCATAGCAGTCGTTTCAAAAGGATTAAACTCAGCTAGCCTTTGACCAGGAAAAGCCTCATAAGGGCGAGTGCTTTCATATACGGTCCTGCCAAGCATTTCCTCATAAAAAGGCCTAGCATACTCAGGTAGATTGCTTTGAGTTACTGTGCTTTCGGTTTGCTGGACACCGCCACCACCACCGCTTCCTTTACCCATCTTTTAAACTCCTTTCATACACAACATATGACCTCTCGAAACCATCTTGTTGCAACCATTTCCAAAAGCCCATCCTTGCAGTGGCTTCTATACCGTCACATTTGTTATCTCTTGCCCAGTCAGTTAACTTTTCTAACATTTCCCAGACCCAAAATTTAAACTTGTCTCCACCTAAAAACTGAATAGCTAACATTTTTTTGCCCGGATAGGCTATAAGCTCTGTAGTACCTACGCCGTCTATGTTGTTGTCTTTATCAAAAGCAAGCCACAACTGTTGATTATTATTCTCCAAAGAATAGTAAAGAGCTTCCATTTCCCATCTGCCTTTTGACCTTGCAACAGCTTTTGCTAAGTGAGGCTCTATATCTCTCCAAAGGGTTTTTACAAAGTTACTAGGAACTAAAGTAATGGTATGAGTAATATCTCTAGGTGCGTTCTTTTTGGTTACCTTAGGCTCCCTAGATATGTCCCTAATGCGAGTGTGATCAAATGTAAGTAGGTTGCTCACGCTTTATCTGGCTCCTAGAGGCTCTGGCTGCTCTATAGTGCCTGTTTTTTCCATTCTGATGGCATCAATCATCTGGTCAAACCTTTCGGCTCCTGCGTCCGTAGAGCCATCCCCAGTAGCAGAAACAACATCCGCTGGGATTATGTACTCGCCGGGCGAAACAGCCACACGCTGTTGATCTCCAATCATCCCTGGAACCTGATCATCCATGCCGCCACCTTCTCCTTCGATCAAACCTTCTGTTTGAGCGCCGGGTACAACAGATCTCAATGCCTGGTTCCTCAACATCTGGAATGCCTCTGTACCATACTCATCTATAAATCTTTTTATTACGACATCTGCATCCTCTTCTGGCAATCTACCAAGAACAGCCATGATCGTTTGATTTATTAAAGGATCTGTTGAGGTGCTTCCTCCAGCAGCCATAGGTCTTGCTTCAAACTCATATATATCCGTGTAATCAGTGGTTCCAGAAACAGGATCTCTAGCAACCAACTGAGTGTCTCTACCCATAGTCATGTCAGCTTGATATTGATCTAACATACCTTCTGTTATTTGATTTCTTAATTCTGCTCCAATCCCGAAAGGCAAGTTTGCAAAAACCTCATCAGGTATGGATCCCGGATCAAATCTAGGATCTCCAGAAGGGCCTATATACGCCTCATCTGCTGTGTCTTCTGTCTGCTCTGCTTGAGTTCTTGGTCTAAAATACATGATCTCTGGATCTATACCGGGACGATATCCTTTTAAATCTTCTGGGGATATAACCTCTGGCCCTCTTAGTTGCGCTTGTCTCGTAGCAGCAGAACCCGGACCAAACTGCATGTTTGCCATCATGTTTTCAAATCTAGACGAAGGAGATTCATCTGCTGGTTTTGTTGTTGTGGTAGTCCTTCCCCCCATCCTCATACCTATTGGCTGTTGCATGCCTAACATTTGAGCTTCTGCCAAAGATCTTTGGTAGTTTTGAGGGTTCAAAGAAACCACTCCACCGGCGTGATAACCGCCTCCATAACCAGACATATCTAACCCATAATCTAAACCTATCTGCGCTAGGGACTCTCCTAATATGCCTTCATACTTTTCTTTGTCTCTTCTCTTTTCTTCTTCTAGCCTTCTTCCTAATGCTTCAGACTGCTCCTGCATGTCTATCTGACCTTGAAGACCAGATCCAACGGCTACAGGAATTAATGTTGATTTATCTAGTGCGCTCGATGCTAATGCGCCCAAACCTTCTCTTGATGTAAGAACGTCTCCTACACCAACCCTAGATTTCGCTGCGTTTTGTGCTGCAAGCAAATCGCTTTGCGCAATATCCTGCACATCAAGAAGATCTTGGAGGGGCTGGTTTGCTTTAAACGCTTCTTGCAAAGTCTGAGTGCCACCCTGCTCTATTGCTTGTTCTGCTACTTGCTGTTTAGCAGCGTCAACTGCGCTTGTTGCTGCGTCAGCAACTTTTGCGGCCTCAGGAACTCCAGCAATCGCCTCTTTTGCCGAGCCAAGAGCAGATCCTATTCCATATCCGGTAAGACCAGATACCAAGCCCTTCTTCAGATCCCCAGTCAATGCCGTTGTCGCTAGGCCAGAGCCTATCGCTCCAGCAAGAGCAGTATTAGCTCCCAAAGCACCAAGACCAATAGATGTAAATGCAGTTGGAGCCGCCATACTTGCTAACATAGGGATAAGAAAGGCAAAAGCTTCAGGCTGACCCGTTACAGGATTGGTGGTAAGGCCTCCTGGAGTTAAAGCCGCTATACCCTCAACCTCGATAGGGTTCATGTGAACAAGCATGCTGTCGCCATATCTGCCGTAGCTAGCCAGTTCTTCTGCTTTGCCTTGCAAAGGAGCTTGCTGATTATAATTCATTAACTTGTCTCCACCCCGAATAGGTTAAAACTAACATTTGCTGCGCTTGCATACACCTTTACTACATCTGTTTGAGAAAGACATATACCTATTACTACTGTTCTACTTGTCGTTGCAGCCAAATCTTCATCAAAAAATATAAACTGCTTGTCATCTGCCCCGGCCCCAGCAACATGTATGCTGACCCTAAAAGTTATGCCAGAACCGCCCCTATTGCAGATAACGAGCGAACTAACAGTTGTTTGTGTAAGATTAGGAACCGTATAAAGAGTAGTGGTAGTGGTTGCTGATACATCCGCTTGACCTAAAACCTTTATTACGTCTGTCACGAAGCACCCATAAGGAGAAACTGAAACCTTCTCATAGCCAAAGATCCCTCTTTGTCTCCTTGAGTTTTTGCCAAGACCACATCATTTTCTATCTGATCCATAGCGATTTCTATTGTTCTTCTATTTATCGCCTCTGCCCTAGCGTCATATTCAGGAGTAGGAACAGGCAGCGGGGTTGTTCTTGTTTGTGTGCTCATCTTCTTCCATCAGGCCTAATATCAAATCTTAAATCACCCAGCCTCCAGCCGTAACCAAGCCCATTGCTCTCCACCCTGACTATCGGATTTCTAGCTCTTGCTCTTACATGATTTTGTGTAGAACTACTCGTTACTGTTGAAGTGGACAGAGTGCTTGCAGATTCTAACGGGAAGTCCTTTCCTTTTAGCGTCATAGATATTGATGCGTCATCAGTAGCACCACTAAACGCAAAGTCAGGAATTATCCTGTTAATCATCATGAATCTTTCACCCTCTTGTATTTCCAGGTTTCCGCTTTCTACAAATGCCGTCATAGCAGAGCCATCGTCATCAAATCCATTTTCGTGGAAGTACAAGAAGTTGTCGTTTGTCGTTGTTATAACTGAAGTTGCTAACGGGAAGTTTTGTGTTCCAGTGCCTCTCCAAGCAGCTCTTTCTAGAGTTCCCACAGACCACAAGTTTTCTGCGTAGTTATAACTAACGTAGTTGGTTATCTCTGTGTTGCCCTCTCCGACAGGATAAAACCACATGACTTCTGAAAACGCATTGTTCTCCGCTGCAAATACCTTAAATGCTTGGCTTAAATTTATATTTGAAAAAACAAACTGTTTTACAGAGCATGGCAACGGCTGGACAGATCCGTTATACACATAAAACCCACCCTTATCCATAAAGTAAACAGACCCTCTGGCGTTGACCGCAGCGTTAGGACTAATCATTGATATATCGGTGCTTACAGTTTGCATTTGAAACGTAAAAGGCGCTCCGACAAATCTCATAGAGTGCAAGCTTACATCAGTAAAGATAAGTATTTCTTGTCTACCCTGTACCGCGCCAATAATCTGAGACCCAGAGTTTATTCTGATACCTCCAGCAGTATTGGTTGCTGTGGGAGTCCAATCAGTGGCATTGCCCTGATCAGAAAATCTAACAAACAAAGGATCTATTTGACTTGATCCAATAGGATTAACACCAAAAGCTATAACATGCTGATCTATATCGCTGGTCATAACCTGCAAGGCAATAGTAGGCTGATCTGACCCACTAAGACTTGTTATGTTTACCGCTCTTGCTCCAGTGCCAGATGATTCATCCCAGAAAAATATGCCGCCACCTCTGGCATTGAACAATAAATCTTCACCAAAATTATCTTGGCTGAACAAACGAAGCTGTCCAGCAGCCGATATGCTGCTAGCACTACCCCAAGCAGACATGCCCCAAGCTCCAGCACCCCAACCAGTGCCTTCCAGAAAGTCATTCAATCCTGTGTTGATCTGATACGCACCAACAGTCGAGCTACCGCCATTACCTGTGTCGCTGCTATTTGCTGTAACAGTGTTGCCGCTCGTGTCCTTAGCTGTAAACTCGTAAGTATTCACCGTTGGCACAGAGGTAATCTGATATTCTTGATTAAGAACAGCGGCGGTTATGTTGCCTCCTAAAGAAGCTGCGCTAGAGAATGTCACAAAATCATTTACCACAGCTCCATGAGATGTATCTGTAGCAGTGATTGTGCTTGATCCGTCAGTAGCAGCAAATGTCACATCACCGGCCGATGTTGTTGACCTAATCGGAGTTATATCGTTAAAGCTGTTCCCCTCAACGACATAAAACTTTAGATTGGTTCCAAGTCCTATGTATCTAATAGATTCTAATGAAGCCCAGTCATGTATTGAACGACAAACTCCTAAGAAAGATGTCTCAGAATATTTGACCCAACCACCTATTTTTTCTGGCCTTCCTTGTCTAAACCTTATCTTGTCTGCGTCGAACCACCCAGCGTCAGCAGAGTACTCTGTACCTTCTTTGTTTACACCGGGAGCAAACTTGACCTTGTTAAGAGGCATGCTTAACGCCTACCCCCAGCACCTCTTCTACCGCCCTTTCTTTTCTTTGGCTGTTGCTTTTTCCTTGTCTTTGCCTTTGTTTCAACTTTTTTAGTATTTGGCTTTGGTGGAGTTTCTGCTCTAAATAGAGCGCCTAATGCGCCAGGCTCTAAAGCACCAAAAGTTTGCCCTGGATTAAGAGGTGGAACGCTTGCAGGTGGTGGTGGCGGTGGAGGCATTGGAGGCCTAACAACAGGAGGTGGCGGTGGTGGTATTAAACCCATATTCATAGCAGCATCAATTGGGCCTCTAGTAAGAGCGCCGGGAGTAGCTGCCGCAGCTTGCATAGGTGGTATAGATGGCTCTGCCTTCATGCCTCTGCCAACCGTAGTATTTCCAACAGGCATGAGAGACTCTATACCGGAGTCACCTGTGATTGAAACCAATGGACCTGGATCAGTCGGAGGTATTGCTGGCCCCATAGTTGTTCCAGAAAACATTCCTGCTGGAGTAGAAGCATTATTTGCCGCCAAAGCCTCTTCATAGCCCGGATCTCCAGGGCGCAAGATAGATTTACCCGGCATTCCTGTCCCAGCTTCAGTCACAGGAACTTGCGGTCTAATATCATCAACAAAACCACCCGTCATAGGTGGCTCCACAGGTGCTATCGCTACACCACCAGCGGGGAGAACACCACCCGGACCGCCTTTGTCTCCACCCATGCCAGTTGATGGCCTTATAGATGCGGCAATCTCCTCTTGAGTAGGTATAGCAATCTCACCAGAAGCAATCTTAGCAGCAGCCTCAGCAGCAGCCTGTTCAGCAGCGGTTTGTTGTGCTGTTTGTTCGGCAGCAGCAGCATCTGCATCAGCTTTAGCTTTGGCTTCCGCTTCAGCAGCGGCAGCTTGTTCTTGTGCAATTCTTTCTGCCTCAGCGGCAGCAGCGGCTTGTTCAGCGGCTATCCTTGCCGCTTCCTGCTCTTGAGCTATCCTTGCCGCCTCAGCAGCAGCAGCTTGTTCGGCAGCTATCCTGTCAGCCTCTTGCTGTGCAGCAGCTTCAGCAGCAGCTTTTTGTGCGGCGGCTTGAGCCTCTGCCTGTCTTAACAATTCTTCTTGATTTGTTCTGTAATCAGATGCAGCTTGTGTAAAATCACTAGCCGTAAAGGTTTGAAACGCTTGACCTGTAAAAGGGTTAGTTCCTGCAAGAGCATTAGTTGAAACAGGAGCTTGAGGAGTGAGCAAAGCTCCAGCCTGAGGAGCCATCATTGGGTTCATACCACCAAGAAGAGACCCTATTCCAGATGGAACTCCATAGTTAGGATTCCTAGATAAAGCTGGCATACCCTGCATTTGCCCATAGCCAAAAGGGACTGGTGCAGGAGTAAAATTAGGAAGAGGAGCTAGGGTGTTATTTTCATCTCCATTTGCCATTTAAACGTCCTCCCAAGGCTTGCCCTCGAAAAGCAAAGCTTCTGCTTCCCTTCTTCTTATAAGACCATCCAATACTTTACCACCAGCCATATTCCAGCGTTTTATTTGTTCTGGAACACCTTGATAATTACCGTCATTTAAAACTTTTAGCAAAGTGCTAGAAGACAGAGACCCCCAACCCAAGTTAAAGGTCCAAGCGACTAATGCATCAAATTGATTTTGAGTTAAATCAACCTCAACCAGCCTAGAAACAGCTCCCTCGAAACTTTCTAGGTCATCTTTTAGATAACCCTCTGCTTCTTCAGGGGTGCATGTGTCGCCATCTTTCACATCTTTTGTGTGACCGTATCCTATGGTATGCACACCACCAGAGCACACATATGACGAAAGCTCACACCCCTCAAACTTTTTTATTAAAGATATGCCTTCTTCACTAGTTTTCATTTGTGTTTCCTTTTTTTCTGGAGTGGCTGTGAATATATTTATTTGTGGAATACAGAATAATCTCGTTAATCTTCTGTAGCCGCTCCACATGCTCACTTTTCTCTACTAACACCTTTAACCTTCTCGTATGATCTCATTGCGCCGATTCCGAGCATCCCCATCATTACGGGAACTAGAAGAGTGGTATCAACCTCTGGCACATCAATCCATATACCTATGATATTTGCTACAATCACATTATAGAAAAGACCTAGCGCACACACCCAACCGATACAGGGACGCCACCCGGATACAAAAACGCTGTGGTGAGCCGCCTCTACTTTGTTTACCTCTAGCTGACCCTTCGCAAGCTCTTGAGCGTGTCGCTCTGCCATCGTTGCAATCTCATGAGCCAGAGCGTTTTTCTGGTCTTTATCCTCTATTACCTTGTCTAATATCTTAGTAGCTGGCTCTATTAATGAATTAAATATGCTCATATTAGTGACGCTGTTAACTGTGAAACCAACAATAACAAACAAAACAAAGAAATAGCGCACACAATAATCATCATACCAGGCCACTTAGGATTCATATTTACACCGTAATCAGTATGTTTTGCCCGGTTGCTTTTTGTGTCGTATAGCTAAATGAACCATTTTTAAATGTATATACCTTAGAGTCGTAATGCGTTGTTACCACTTCGCTCTTCCTGTTGATCTCCCTAACTTGCAATCTTTCATTTTCAATCTTCTGGATCTGATGTTTTGCATTAGGCGGCTGGGCTTGAACACTATTTGGAAAAGGCGGTATTTCACTCATCTTCTTTCTTCCTAACAGGATCTCTAAATATATATTTACCTTTGCCAGCTTCGCTTTGAGGTATCAGTCTCACCTCACAAAAGCCATCAAACTTAGTCGTTTTACTACGCATCCAGTTGTGTTGGTGTACAGACTGATGAACCAGCGCATCACGATATTCTAGGCAAGAAGTTAATTCCTGGAAATAAAGCTCTACGCCTGTTGGCACTCCACTAGGAGTTAAAAGCACTAAAACAAAGATCATCAGAGTCATAATCTGCGCTTCTTTGTAATGGCTTGAGTTCTCTCTGCTTTAGGTTGAACTAAATCCCATGTGAGAACATCTATATCTGTTTGATGAGCAGTGCCAAGGATTCTAGGCATACTGTTTCTAATATAGATATACGCCCCATACCCGCACTGCTGATGGTTAAATCGTAACCAATCCATTGCAACCTGGTGTCGTTTGGAAGGTGGATTTACAAGCTGAAGCTTGTTCCACTCCCTCAGATCACAAAACAGATTAGGATCTTCGGGGTCGTATTCTAA